GTTAGCACATAAAATTTCTGTCACTATAGAATTTACTCTACCATAAGGATTAATAGGAGATGATTGACCTTCATTTAATGGAGTCATAAATGAGCCTGGATTTGAAGGTGTACTTACAAAATCCCAACATAATAGTTCAAAATCATCTTGTACTTCTAATACTTCACCTACTTGTTTTAGGCTTCCCATTCCGCGAGATGAAACCCCTACTTTAATACCTGATCCTATTAAAGCTGTTAAAATATTACCTGATGGAGTTGGTAAAATTTCTATTTTACCCATAATGTTATCTCCGTCCCACCAAATGCTTGATATATTATGTGATACATTTTTTAAGTTAATTACTTGAGAGTCAGGATGATCTAATTCACCACATGCTCTTCTTTCTTTAACTAAAGTCATATACTTATTAATTTCTCTTTCCCATAAATCTTTAGCATAGTATCTACCATTTCCGTTTTTTACTTCACAAGTAGCTAGAATACCTTCAACTAAAGGATTACCATTCACACTCTTACCTTCAGTAAGAGCAACTGGTGATATACTAAATGGGCGAGTCTCTATTAATAAGGATTTCATATTATTTATTTGTCGCTTTTTTAAATACGCTATAGTTTGGATCTTCAAATGGTTTTCCGTATTTGGATTTAACTATTTTTTCAAATTCTTCAACACTAATAGCATTTTTACCTACAGTTTTAGAAAGCATATTTTCTATATTTTTCTCAACAGAATTAAGTAACTCTTTCATTTTAGGATTAGGATGATTTTCATACCATTTAATTACTTTATCTGTTATTTTTTCTGCTTTAGCAGGGATTGATCCTTCGTTTAAATTTATTTCTTTTTTAATATAAGTTTTACCTATAGCACTATAACTAGTTTTAGATTTTTGTCCTACTTTAATGTAAGTTGGGGTTTTATCTGAAACTTTGATTACTTTCATAGAAATACTTTTGGGTTCAATATTTGTTACTTCAAGTGTAGAATCACTATTTTTATGATAGAGAATATCACCTTTTTTAACCGGGGATTCATTATTTTCACTTAAATTAGCTTCATCATAATCTCCAGTTTGATCGTTCCAATCTTCCTTCTCTTCTCCATATTTATTAAGTTCTTCTTTAATAATATTACGAACTAAAGAACGAAGTTTTTGTTCTGCTTCAGTCATTCCTTGAGATGGAATATCTTTATCCGCCTTTATAGGAAAAGCATAGTTCATAATTGTGTCAATTTGAGTTCCTGGGAGATCTTCATTTTCTAGATAAGCAAACGCTTCGTCCTTACTCATATTATTAGAATCAATAACACTTAAATAATAATCTAAAATATCAGTGTTTTCTTTAATTTTTCCTTCTCTTAATCCAGTTATATTAAATAAACTCATTCTAACAGAAGGTCCTTTTGATCCATCATCTCTAATACTATATAATACTTTTCCATCATAATAATATAAATCGTTTTGATCTTTAGTATTCTTATAAAGAGCTAATCCCTTTTTATCTTCTTTATCAATTAATTGTAATGATAATTCTCTTTTTTCTTTATTTTCTTTTAAATCACCATAACCTGATGATTTATGTTTACCTTTTGGTTCTTTAGGTTCGCCTAAACCAGGAGCTTCAGTTGTATATCCAACTCCTTTAGTTCCAAATTCACCATTTTTAGTATAATATAAAGGATCTTTAGCTAAGTTTTTAACAACTATAGCTTTAAGTTCATCACCACTTTTTTCTTTATTCTTCTCGTCTTTTAATTCAGCATAAAATCCTTTCATGATCTCGTTAAAATTAACGTTATCAGCGTTTTTCATGTCTGAGTTATTATAAGCGTGTTTTTGAGCATCTAATACTTCTTTAGATGTTTCTTTTTCAGTTGCTTTAGTCTCTTCTGCTAAAATTTTCTTCCAATCCCAAATATCAAATCCTTTAGAAACAACACCACCTGCTGCTTCACTAATGATTTGTTTAGATTTTAATACACCCGAGGCTGTGTCAAAATCAGAGTATTGATTCACATATTGAGGAAACAAATGTCTAGCTTGTTTTAAGAATTGAGCTTTATTTCCGTTACCATTTTTAATGGCGTTATATTGTTCTTGTAGTGTTCTCATTTTTTATTGAAGAGTTTAATGATGTCGTCTAAATAATCAACTGCTAAATCGGTACCATACTGTATTTTAAAGTCTGGAGAATTTTTATAGTACTCCATTGTTTGTGCTTTAGCTTGTTTTAATAGAGGGAGTAAAGTGTTTAATTTATCTTCTATTTTATCAAAATCACTTACTCTTTTTTCTATAAATTGTGATAAAGCAGGATCAGTTAAGTTAAGATTATTAATGTAAGTGTCAGTTGCTTCTTCTTCTAATTTCTTTTTCCATAAATCTTTATGATCTATAGTTTTAGAAGCTTTATGAAGCTTTTTAGCATTTACTGGTTTCCAACCTAACTTATAATAATAAATATTTTGGGCTCCTTTAGCTTTTTTATTAGGATTAAAAGCATAAGGAGTAGCATATTGAGCTCCAGAGCCAGGAGTGAAAGTACCAGCACCTGCTCCAGCGCCAGTAGCACTCATTTCTTTTAACTTTTTGAGTACTACTTCTTTAAGTTTATTTAAATTAGGTTTATCCATTTACTGATTTAAGTTCTTCAATTAAATCACAGTATTGTAATAAATTAACTATATTATCATTAGTTACTTTATCATTTTTTCCTAACTCAAGTAATAAATTAGTTACCTCATTGATTTTAATTTTGGTAACTTCATTTTTAGTTTTTTTATTTAATTTAACAAGTTCATTTTTGAAATCACCAATTTTAGTATTATAAAATTCTTTAAGTTTACTTGTGTTATCTACACTATTAATAAACTCTTTAAGAATTGTTTTTTTAGTATTACTAAAGTCTGAGTATTTACTGTTGAATTTGTCTAATAAAATTTTATATGTTAAGATACGAGTATCTTTGTCATAAGTAGAAAATTCATTTATTACTTCATCATTAGATTCTTTTGGTTTTGATGTTAATGAAGTTAAATGTTCAAGTAAAACTAATTTATTTGAAATTGTTTGCTCATGAAACACTTTTTTCTCACTATTATAGGCTTCAATTAAAGTATAGATTGAGGCTTGAGCCTTATAGTTAGGTAATTTACTTTTAAAAAAGTCCTCTAAATTATAATATTTTTTAATTTCATTAATTAAATTATACTTTTGTCTTTTAAGAGCTGAGCGGTTTAATTGCTTGGAGCTTTCTAAGATAGTATTGATTATAATTTCAGCTTTCCCTTCAGTTAAATTAGTACGCTTTAATAAACTTTCATATAATTTATATTCGCGTCCTAATTCAGTTTTACTGAAAAACTTTTTAAGAATACCCGTGGCTTCTGAGGATTTACCCGATAAAGTGTCGGATGTTATCTGCCTTACTAATAATTCAAAGAGAATACCTGTATTCTTAAATTTTGAATGTTTTATAAGCATTTAAAGTTATGTTTTTGTTATAAATATATCAGGATTGTTTAACCTCGCAGTTGTTTTTCGTCTAATAATGATTCTTTTGCCTTATCTGATTGGAAAACTAATTTTTTCTCTATTTCATTTAAAAATTGTTTATTTTTTAGATAAGTATTTTCTGTCAATTGTTTGGATTGACCTGCCATTTCATCATCATTTTTCATGGCTGTTCTACCTAAACGATCTCTACCTAAAGGATTATATTGAGTATTAATAGTACTTACTTTTTCTTTAGGTCTTCCTAAAGTTATATCATCTCCATAACCATCAGGAACATTAGCAGGATCAGATACAACACGACCTTTACCATATAAAGCTGCTAAGTCATGTGGTGTACCATAAGATTTACCTGTTTCTAATGGATCATTACCTTCATTAGTCACCTGAGCTAATCTGAATCTACGTTTAGCATCTTGAAGTATTAAATCTCTGTATTCATCATATTGGTCTTCACTAAAGTGGAATATATGATGGTAAATCCAATCTGTGGGTAATAATTGAGCATCCATAATGTTTTTAGCTAATTCTACCTTTTCTTTCATTAACATTATACGCTCTTGATCATAAATGATTGAAGGTGTTGTTAATGAGATTTCAAAATTAGTTAAAGTTTCACCTCTATATCCTTGAGTGTATAAATGTACTAATGCTATTTTATATAGTTCTGATAAAAGAATACGTTGGATTCTATCAATTGTACGAGCAAAACGAATATCTTCTGCTGCTAATGTTGCTTTGCCTGATAAATCTTTTTCATAGCCCATAAATGCTTTAGGTACTTTAAGAGCGGCAAATAACTTTTCTCTTAAATATACTACATCTTCTATACTATTATACTCTAAACCTTTAGTAGTTTCTATTTTAGTTGTTTGATCATTACCTCGAACAGGAATATAAAAGTCTTCCAACAAGTTTTGCATGTTGTATTTTAAATTATATTCACCAGTTTGTGGATCCATATAAGGTACTTTCTTCATGGTTCTAATAGTCTTTTGCATGAAGTTTTCTACCTCGTTAGGAGGAATAGCTCCTACGTTAACATAAAATATTCGTTTTTCAGGAGCGCGAGAGATCCTATGAATTAACATAGCATCTTCCATTAATGTATATTGTTTAAATAATTTACGAGCAGGTTCTATATATGAACGACCATATGGAAGATAGTTAACATCTGTTAACAATCTAAAATGAGCCATTTCATAATTGTCAAAAAAGATACCAGAAGCATTAATGTTATTACCTCCACCCATATTAGGAACAGTATACTGACCTGTACCTCCTACAAATCCATCTGGGTTGAATCTAAATCTTACTGCTGTTGGAGCATTTGAATCATATCCTTCTTGTCTTTCAATATGATAAGCAGTATAAGGAATTACATTATACACACCAAATTTTTCAGCGATTTCTAATTTTAAAAAGAAATCACCATATTTACACATTTGGCGAGTCCAAGACCAAAGATTAAATTCAACATTTAAAACATCATAGAATAAATTATATAGTATTTTTTGAATATCTTCATCTGAACTACGAATTTGGAGTACTTCTCCCATTTCATTTTTTAATGAACATTCATCAGCTACAATATCTAAAGCAGACGCTATAATAGCATCATTATCCATCACATCATAATCTGAGTAGAGTTGAGATCTTAGATATTGATAGTTAACATTTAATTGTTGACCATAAAGTGAGGTTGCGTTTGTTGAATAAACTCTACTAAATCTATCAACTAAAGAGTTTGTTTCATATTTGCCACTTCTTTGAATGGAATCAACATCCATTACTTTAAGTTGGTTTCCACCTTCATTACGAATAATTACATCCGTTGAAAATAGTCTTCGTAATCGTGTAAATACACTAGTATCAGCCATGTTTTATTTATTTAAAGTAACCAACTAATATCTTCAGTTCCACCATTGTTTGTAGGCATATGATATGGGTTATCTTTACCTGTAGCGAAATATGCTCCTTGATATTGAGCTGGTTTTGATATATTATTTATTGTTGCTTTAGTTAATTCAATTCCTTGTGTTTTATTTTTTAAAGCAGTGTCTCTAAGATACATAGCGGTACTATAAGACATAACTAAATCATCGTTATATCCAGCTTGTGCTTCAGCTCTACCATTTCTCCAAATAAAAACTTTCATTTCTTCAATTAATCTTTTTGATCTAATTATAACACTATGATCACCAAAATACTCTCTACCCTTATTAATAATTAAAGGACGATTCCTTAAATTCATAGTAATACCAGGTATCATTTTAGAGTGATCTTCATATTGACTAAAATACGAATCAGAAAGTGGGGTATCACTCTTTGGTGAATAATAGAGATTCCTATAATTTCTTTCTTGAATAGCATCTAATGTTGCCCATCCAATATTATTATTTTCTACTACTAATAATGCTTCATTATATTCAGAGGCTATACCTACTAACATATAACCAAATTCTTTAGGTGGTAATTGTCCTTTATATTCAGCTACTTGTGCATTAGTTTCAACATCAAATATATGAAATGCAGAAAAGTCTTTACTATCACCTCTAGCTACATCTGCTATCACCATATAATTCCTAGTATAATCTGGTGATTCCCAAATCCATAAATTTTTATCTATTCCTCTACGTTCCATAGGTTCGCAAACGTGAGTAGTCATCATATACTCCAAATGTTCTGGGTAGTAAACTACATCTCCTGATGTTGTGAAATCACAGTCACATTCTTGAGCTGCTAGTCTAGGGTCACCTAGTAATTCATCTTGGCGTTTTCTCCAAGTCTCATCTCGTTCAGGATGAACATACCAAGGTAATTTAATAGGTAAAAAGTCATTTTCTTGTGATTCTGCTTTTACCCAGGTTTGATGAAACCAATTACCAGTACCATATGGAGTAGATAATACAATAGCACCACCACCTGTTGCTAAGGTTTGTTGAGCAGAAGCCCAAATTTCACCTATATTCTCAATAAATGCTGCTTCATCAACTATAAGTAAAGATACAGCTTCAGATCGACCTGCATCACCAGCTGCGGATACTGCTTTGATTTGAGAACCATTATTTAGTTTTAAACTTAATTTATTATTTTCATCTGCTGGTAATTTAAGCCAAGATGGTAAATTATCGTACATAAAACGTACTTTAGTTACCATGTTTTTAGCTGTTTCTTGTTTAGTAGCTAAACATAATACGTTTTTATCTTTATGGAATAACATTAACCATAAAGAATAACCAGCCGCTAATGTTGAAATACCTAACTGTCTAGATTTTAAAACAACAGAGTATGGATTATCTCTCCATAATGTTAATACTTTACTTTGAAATGGATAAAGATTAAAAATTACTCGCCCACGTTGTGGATGTTGAATATGACAATACTTACGCATAAAGTGCGCCGGGTCATGAGCGCACTTTACGTATTCTTCTCTTATTATTTGTTTTAAGTCTTGCGACATTATATTTCTCCACCTCCTATAAGTTTCTTAGTCAATAAACTAATATCTTGTCCTCTAAGAAGATTTTTATTTTTACCAATATATTGTCTTAATGCGATCATTTTGTCATTATATTCTTTTGATCCAGACTTCATATTTTGGAGTTTGTCAGTTACATTTTTAATAACATTAATTGCTTTATTAAGCTCACTGCTTTTTCCAGTATCAATATCACCTGCTATTTTTTTAATTTCTTTATCAGTAGTGACTTGTGGTTTTTCTTCAGGAGTTGTGTCTTCATCATCTGCTTCAGGTTCAACCTCAGGAGCTACTTTAGATGGTTTTTCAGCCGCTGCTAATTTACCTCCACCTAATACTCCAATAGCTTTAAATTTATTTAAAATAAAATTAAGAGATGAACCATCACCTTTACCTAATTTAGCTCCTAAATCTTTTTGAGTAAGACCATCCTCACCTGCTTCTTCAATTGCTTTTAATACATCAGCATAAAGACCCGCGCCATATAATTCTTTAGCTTCAGCAAATTTACCTGTGTCACCTATTTTGTAACCACCTGCTTTACGAGCTTCGTCAATATCTTCTTCAGCTACCACATTAACATCAATACCTTGAGTTGTATATTTTTTGATTTCTGGTGGGGCAGATGCTGGTGTTCCTTTTTTAACAACTACAGCTCCAGCTGCTTTATCAACATCTATTTCAGATAGTGTTTCTATAATTTCCTCACGGATATAACTATATAGGTCTTTACGTTTCATTGAATAGTTTTTGTTATAAATATTACAGACCTAGATAAGATTTTATTTGTTTTAACCTATCCTCAGTAGATCCTGATATTATTCCGAAATTCCCTATTTTATCTAAATTAGAAGAGCAGATGTATTTAATCATATCATCTATTTGATTTCTATAATCTACATTAGTAGTGCGAACATTATTATCTTCAATAGCAACACCAGCAGGACTAACATAAAATATCCAATCATATTCCTCAATAAACTTAGAAGCATATTCTTCAAACCCATCTTTATCAAAAATATCTATAGACTCAGCACAAAAAGTAAACGCCATTACATCTATAACTGTTCTATCAGTTATAACATTTTCATGAAGTAATTCTGAGCATCGTTCAGCTAAGAATATAGTTTGACCTTTTAATGTACTATCTGTGTTTAAAGGTATTCCTAAATCTCTTAAATACTTACTTCGCTCAGTAGCAAACTTATAGTCTTTAAATTCAGGTAATTCTTTTAAAGCGTTTACTAGTGTAGTTTTGCCTACACTTACTGTTCCACAAAATCCAATCTTCATATCAATGTCTCATTTTAGCTGCTCCTGTTTTATACCAAGGTAAACCAGTACCATCTTTTTTAACTTTTTTAAAGTCATCTTTAGTATAAAAAATACCAAATAAATAATACTCTTCTTTTCCATCAGGATGAATTAGAGCAGGACCTTCAGGATTATGTAATTTATTGTCACTAACATAACGGACGGTACCATCAGGTGACTTATACCTTTTAATTTTATTTAATTCCATAACTTTTATTTTTAATATAACTTAAAAAGTCATAAAAGCCAAGCTTTTTTATTGATTAAATTCTCCATAACTAATAGCTTGCCAATAAACACTATTTGCTAAAGCAGTATTACTATTAGAATTTATAATAAAACTACCCGATACTTTAGATTCAATAATCCATGATCTTGCTTCTTCACCAGTTACAGTCACACTATAACTAGCATTTGGGAATGGTGTGGCAAATGTAACTGTTGCTTTTTTAGGATTACCAGCAAAAGTTCCACCAGCTACAGCGTTATTTTTTGTAATCATCCCATTAACATAGGAGGCAGTATAAGCATAACTAGCTGTACCAAAAAGACTTCCTGTTATACCATTAGTTACATTAACACTACCACTAAATACAGCTGGGCCTATGTTTGTAAATGTTGAAGATCCTGATACTAGTAGTGAACCTGTTATAGATTGATTTCCAACTGTAATTTGATTTCCGGTTAATGTTAAAATTGATCCGTCAAATTGTAAATTGGATTCAGCATCTAATGTATCAGCATTACCTGTGGCTGTGAGTATAGAATTATTAGCATTATTATTAATAACAATACTATCTCCATCTAAATAAGAAGCGGTGTAAGCGTAACTAGCTGTACCGAATAATGAACCTGTGATAGAAGAGGCACTTACAAAAGATGCTGTTAAATTAATAACTGATACTCCATCATCTGTTGTTAATGAACCAGATAATGTATAACTTCCTGATAATGTTTTTGTGTTATTCCAAAGATTTGTTCCTCCATTATATATTAACAAATCACCATTTGCTGGGGTTGAGATGGATACGTCTGTTAATCCTGCTAATGTAGATGCTCCACCTCCACCAGCACCACCAGTACCGGACCCTCTAAATAACCCTGCTTGATAAAATTCATATGACGCGGGTACTGTAAAATTAGCATCATTTCTTAATATCATATAACCAACATAAATGGAGCTGGCGGCTGTATTAGGAGCTTCGGTAAATGGTTCAGTAGTTACTGCTGCTAATGCATCTGCTTCATTGGCGTATTCAGCATTTCCATAATAAACAAATAATGCCTTTGTTGCACTATTAGGAAAATAATATACTCTTTGTATAGTCCATTTATTAGAACCTACAGGTGTTAATGTACCCGCGTTTGAATATTGGGATGGATCTATTGTAGCATAACCAGCTCCTCCATTTGTATTGTAACCCCAATTTGATTGCCAATTAGATCCTGATTGGTAGTATCTAAATATTTTAGAAGTAGTTATACCTGTTGCTTCTACAATATAGCTTGGTTGGTTAGGATCAACTACATAATTTCTACCATCTACCCAAGATGTGCCACCACTTAATACTAAACTTCCTGTTGAAGATCCACTTGGTGTTAAAGCATATCCTGAAATTTTTAATGCTCCAAATGCTTTAATAAAATCAAAAGATCTTTGCTTCCATCCATATGCTACACCAGGGAAAGTTTGAACACCATTTATTGTAGATCTGTTTTGATGAAGTACAATACCAATTGGAATAAAATCATTATAATCACCATCAACATATGGTGTTCCTTGTGCTTTAATTACTGCTGTACCTGCTGAGGAGGATATTGCTACAAACTGTTGATCAAATGATCCACTTAAAGCATCAATAGTATTGGTTAAATTATTCCATTCTAAAAATTGTATTGTAGGATATGGATCATCACCAATTGATGCATTAAGGTCTACAATAATACCACTACCACTACCTACTTGGTATATTGTAGATGACTGTGTTGTAATTAAACCACCATGTAATAAACCAGTATATAAATTACCTTCTATCCAGCGTAAACGTGTTGTGTTAGTATATCCTACACCATTTTGTGAAAAATATAAGTCATTTGTTGAACCCGATACATAGATGTATGAGGCAGATATTGTTGTGTCAATGTTTGATGTTACTGGGTCAAATCTTAAAAAGCCATTTAAATCTACATTACCAACAATAGAAACTGATGCAGAACCTGCTTCTGGTGGGTATTCACCTTGTATCTGTAGGGTACCAGATAATATTGTGTTACCTACTAAAGTATTAGAACCAGTTGTAAATAAACTACCGGTTACAGTTTGTGTACCAATGAATATGTTTGAGCCGGTTGTTAGTAAACTTCCTGTTATAATTTGAGTACCAATAAATGTATTTGAACCAGTCGTTGCTAAGTTTCCGGCTCCTGTTATATCACCTGGGACTAATAGAGTCCCATCGTCATCAAAGGTCCAAGTATATTGGGTTGAACCTGTTTGGGCATTTATTTGAACCCAATATTTTTCATTAAAAGAACCATCTAAATTTTGTACAACTACATTTGCTTTTTCACCACCTAAATATAAATAAGCACTTGATGAATCTATCACACCGCCAGCACGAATATGGATATGGTTAGGTGATGTTGGATCTAATACTATATATTGGTCAGATAATATGCTTGTATCTGGTTTTAATGTTAATGTTGTGTATCCTCCACCATCACCTGAACTAGCTGATATTGATTGAATTTTACTGCCGTCTCCAAAGTTAATTGAGCCACTTATTATTTGAGTACCAATAAATGTATTTGAACCAGTTGTGACTAAACTACCAGTTAACTTTAATGTATTATTACTATAATCAAATGTTAAATTTGAACTACCACTAAATACACTTGCGCTATTAAATTGGATTTGAGTGTTTAAACCACCTGGAGTTGTAGGTGTTGCTCCTGGGGCCCAGGATGCGGATACAGCCCAAGATGATGTTCCATAAAATCCTACTGTGTTTGCTCCTAATGAAGCTGAAATGCTTCCACTAACATCTAAAGAGCCACTTAATTGGGAATTTCCTTTAGAAATATACCCATTTTTTATTACAAATTCA